CAACGTCATTATGGCAGCTTTACAAGCGCATATATCAGAACACATGGGATACAAGTTCCGTGCGCAGGTCGAGCAACAAATGGGTGTGGCGTTGCCTATGCCAGATCAGAAACTGCCACCAGAAGTCGAGCAGCAGTTGTCCAGATTGATAGCTCAAGCAAGCCAGCAGGTACTGCAGGCAAGCAAAGCAAACGCCGCACAAGCTCAAGCACAACAACAATTGCAAGATCCTATCGTGCAAATGGAGCAGCAGAAACTGCAGATACAACAAGCAGAGTTGCAGCTAGAACAACAGAAACAACAGGCCGAACAGCAGTTCAGACAGGCTGAAATTCAGGCTGCATTACTCAAAATTAACAACCAAAAAGAGGTAGATATGGCGCGAATTCAAGCAGAAATTGCCCATAACCACGGAAAAGCAGCTCAAGATGAGCAAAAATTACGGCTAGAATTGGCCGTAGACGCAGCAAAAGCAGCAGCAAAAATTGAAGCTGACAAGCAAAAAAACGCATAATTTCTGCGAAAAACAGAGAAAAACTGACAAATGATTGAAAAAGCGATGGCGTATTTGATCGAAAAGATCAACACAGAAGTGGATGGAATTCAGGAGCATCTTGCTGACGGTAACTGCAAAGACTTCGCTGAATACAAAGAAAATTGCGGGAAGGTAAAAGGTCTCCTTTCCGTGAGAATGATGTGCCTAGACCTACAACGACGAGCGGAAGAATACGATGACTGAAATCTTAATAGCAACTAACCCAAACGACCCACAAGTTGTAGGGACAATTAACACCCCACCAGAAGAGAAAGCAAAGCAACTACCCAAGCCCAGTGGCTACCACATTTTATGTGCGATCCCTGAAATGGAAAGTGCTTACGACAGCGGAATCATTAAAGCTGACACTACGGTGTACTACGAAGAACTGATGACCACAGTGTTGTTTGTTGTGGCCCTTGGTCCTGACTGTTATCAAGACAAGCAAAAATTCCCAAGCGGCCCTTGGTGTAAGGTTGGCGATTTTATTATCGTCCGTCCACACTCAGGCTCACGGCTTGTCATTCATGGCAAAGAGTTCCGCATGATTAACGACGATGTAGTTGAAGGTACAGTCGATGATCCTCGCGGCATTGCGCGCAAATAAGGGGAAACAAAATGGCTGAACTAGACAAACCGGAATTCAAATTCCCTGATGAGCAGGAAGAGGAACTAGATCAAGACGACAAGGTTTTGATTGAGATTGAAAGCGACGTTCCCCCAGCGGATCAGGGAAAGGAATCGTTTCCTGAAGAGATCAAGAAAGAACTCTACGACGACGAGCTAGAAGATTACTCTGCAAAGGTTAAGAAGAAACTGATGCAGATGAAGAAACTGGCGCATGACGAACGCCGTGAGAAAGAGCAGGTATTACGTGAGCATCAAGAAGCTGTTGCCTTGGCGCAAAAGGTTCTTGCTGAGAACAATAAGCTCAAAACCAATTTGCAAGAACGCGAGAAGGACGTGTTGATGTCAATCCAGAAAGCAGTTGATCTGGAATTGAACGAAGCAAAACGTGCGTATCGTGAAGCTTATGAATCTGGTGAAACGGATCGAATCGTAGAAGCACAGGAACGATTGACTGAAGCAGCAATGAAAGTGGACAAGGTAAAGAACTATCGCCCTGCCCCGGTCGTTGAGCAAGAGTACAAATTGCCAGAGTCTCCGGCCCCACGACAAGAAGTACCCGTGGATCCTACAGCTGCTGAATGGGCATCACGTAATTCTTGGTTCAATGATCCAAAAGAGTATGAAATGCGCAACATGGCTTTGGCCGTTCATCAAAGATTGAAAGATGAAGGTGTTGTGGTTTCGTCAAAAGAGTATTATCGTAGGATCGATGAAACAATGCGTAAACGCTTTCCTGAAAAATTTGAAAGCGACACGGATACAGATTCAGCAGATGAAAGGGTTTCGCGCCCTACAAAACCAAGCACGGTTGTGGCTCCAGCTACCCGTAGCACAGCTCCCAAGAAGATTCGTTTAAGCACGACGCAGGTTGCGCTTGCGAAGAAACTTGGATTAACCCCTGAGCAGTATGCTCAAGAAGTTTTAAAATTGGAGTCATAAAATGGCCGAACAAAGAATACCCCGTGAACTGACAACCCGTACAACGATGGAGCGCCCTAAGCAGTGGACTCCACCAGAGCTTTTGCCTGAACCAGATAGAGAGCCGGGAATGTCGTACAGATGGATTCGCGTTGCCCTTAATAATGGAGCTGATCCCAAGAATATTTCTTCACGTTTGCGTGAAGGCTGGGAGCCGGTGAAGCTGGAAGAGCAACCTAAGTTTAGACTGCTAGTTGATCCTGATAGTCGTTTTAAAGACGGCATTGAGATTGGCGGATTGTTGTTATGCAAGACTCCGACTGAATTGGTGGAGCAGCAACAGGCTTATTACCAAAACCTGACTCGCCAAAACGAAGAAGCTGTAAACAATAGTCTCATGCGCCAGAGTGACGCACGTATGCCAATCTTTAGAGAAGGCAAATCGTCCGTAAGCTTTGGAAAGGGCAATTAAATTTAATGGAGATTTAAATGGCTGCTTATCCTTCAGTGCCAGCCCCTTACGGGCTAAAGCCGATTAATCTTATTGGTGGTCAGGTTTTCGCTGGATCAACTCGCAAGTTACCGATTCAGTACAACTACGCAACCAATATTTATTACGGCGACTTTGTAACTCAAACTCGTGGTTATGTTCAACGTGCAAGCGTTACCACTGGTACTGGTTTAAACCAGACCATCGGTATTTTCTTGGGCTGTTCATACACCAACCCTGTAACCAAACAACTGACTTTCTCACAGTATTACCCCGCAAGCACGGCAGCAGGCGACATCTTTGCGATTGTGACTGACGACCCTGATACCGTGTTTAAAGCAGCTATGGTTTCTACCCAAGGCGGTTCCACTATCGCTTCTGCCAATACTTCATTGATTGGACAAAACGTTAGTGCTTCTGATTTGGCTGGTAGCCTGTTAAGTGGTGATTCTTCTAACGGCGTGTTGTCTCCTTATGCAACTCCCGTGACCACCACCTTGCCTTTGCGTGTGATTGACTTGGTACGCGATACGGCTATTTCTTTGGGAACAGCAACCTATTCGTCCATCAGTACCGCAACCATTACTACCACTGCAGGTATTCCTTTTGCATTGCCCGTAGGTACTGAAGTGGGTTCATTGAACTCATCAGGTCAGTACATCGGATCTGGTTCATTTGTGATTGGCAACGGCGATGGTACTTCTACCGCCGCTGGTTCTACCTCAATCATCTTGAACCAAGCACCAGTTACTGCGTTTGCATCAAACGCTACATTGGTGTTCACCCAATATCCAGAAGTGTTAGTAAAATTGCAGTTCGGTCTGCATGCTTACTACTCTGCTACTGGCAAAGCTTAAGGAGTAATCTAACATGGCAATTTCACGCGCACAGCTACTTAAAGAATTACTCCCCGGCCTGAACGCATTGTTCGGTCTGGAGTACGCACGTTACGGTGAAGAGCATAAAGAGATTTATGAAATCGAATCATCGGAACGTTCATTTGAAGAAGAAACCAAGCTGTCCGGTTTCTCTGCAGCACCTGTCAAGGCCGAGGGCAACGCCATCGCTTATGACAATGCTCAGGAAGCATGGACTGCTCGTTACCAGCACGAAACCATTGCACTTGGTTTTTCGCTGACTGAAGAAGCTATCGAGGACAACTTGTATGATTCTCTATCCGCGCGGTATACCAAGGGTCTGGCTCGCGCTATGGCGTATACGAAACAAGTTAAGGCGGCAGCTGTTCTGAACAACGGTTTCTCATCCACATATCCCGGCGGCGATGGCGTACCTTTGTTTAGTGCTTCACACCCCTTGGTTAACGGTGGCGTTAACGCAAACACTCCTTCAACCCCTGCTGACTTGAATGAAACCGCATTGGAAAATGCTGTGATTCAAATCGCTGCATGGACTGATGAGCGTGGTTTGCTGATCGCTGCTAAACCCAAGAAACTGGTTGTTCCTCCTGCTCTCCAATTCGTTGCTACCCGTCTGTTAGAAACCAAACTCCGTGTTGGTACTAACAACAACGATATCAACGCTATTGAGAACAATGGTTCGATCCCTGAAGGCTACACGATCAACCACTTCTTGACCGCAACCAACGCATGGTTCTTGACCACTGACGTTCCTAACGGTCTGAAGATGTTTGTTCGCACCCCCTTGCAGAACAGCATGGACGGTGACTTCGACACTGGTAACGTTCGTTACAAATCTCGTGAGCGTTATAGCTTTGGCTACTCCGACCCACTAGGTGTGTACGGTTCTTACTAAGCAAAAAGAAGGGGGCTCCGGCCCCCTTTTCGTTTAAACCGTAGTAAACTAAATCATTCTGGGGAAACACCCGCACACCACCGCCCCAGCGGCACGATGCAACGATCGATGCGGGTACTTTTGCATAAGGACATATTATGGGACGCAGTACATTTGAAGGCCCAATCGTAGCGGCTGACCAACGCTTTGGACCTCAGCGCGATGCTGGAACAGCACAACTGGTTCAAAATGCTTTCTTAGATTTCTCTGTATCAACTGCTGGCACAGCCAACTATGGCGGTGGTTCTGGAATCTTTGTTAGCTCAAATAACATTCCTAACAACGTAGGCACGATCTGGACTCCCCAGAACGGCGCATATAGTGCCAATGGACCTACCGTTGCCTCGGCGCCTACCGCAGATGCTTCAGGCACGAACTATCGCGGTGCAGTGTTTTTGATTCCTTACTTCTCAAACATCACTGATGTGATTGTAGACGTAGGTTCTATGCCATCTGACGGTACACATACCGTTACTGCAATTCAACCTTACGTTTCAAACGCATTTATTACCACTGGTAATGGCGTGTATGGAAGCATTGCATCGATCTCTGCTGCGGGTCGTTCAACTGCAACCTTTACAGCGACTGCAACTGCAAACTCTATTGTTCAGTTGGATAATGCTATCGGAACACTTCAAGACGTGCAGAACATTCAGCCCGGACAACAACCTACTTGGTTCTCTCAGGTTGTTGTGACACTGGGAATGACTGTTGCAAGTTTGACGTCTGTTAACAGTGGTCAGATCAATATCACGATCAAAT